CGGGGGGGATAAGCACTGGTTTTGGGTAGTTTGTGGTACACCCTGGTACACCCTAAGCTATTGATTTTGCTAGCAATAGTCTAAAAGGTGTACCAGAAGAGAAAATTAGCTGGTACACCGGAAACCCTTGCGATAGCTAGGATTCTTTGAGGGTGTACCATTTGTACCGGTAAAAGTACAAAACAAACATGATTTTATAACCACGGTCTACGGTCTATCTCTAAAAGCTAACGCTAAACTCGTGGTACATTCGGTACACACGATGAATTTTTAGCGGATAGCCTTTGAGAACACCGTTTCCCGG